GAGATATTGTTCTGCTTTTTGCTTAGGGAGATTACCAACATCAATGTAGAAAATTCTACGTTCTGGTGCTCTCGATAGTCTGTAGATAACAAGACTATCTTCGATCATCCTTAGTTGGTTGAGCGCTTTGATTGACTTGTGCAAATGTGACATAATCACATTCTTGTTCATATCTTTCAAACCACTGTGGGCGAAAGCAATTGCATCAGGAGCAACCTTGATACCAGAGGTTTCCATTGCTCTGAGACCTTTGGGATTATAAACATAATACTCTGCAGACTTGCCAGCAAGTTGCGCTTCCATTGTCCTTGGATCTTGGAACTGCTTATCCTTAGGACGCTCCATCTCCACGACCTTACGGATTTTTCGTGGATCAATATATCTTAGTTCTGTGATACCACCTCTAGGGTTCTTGGTATCAATCATCTTGTGATAGTAGATCTTCCCGTCAATATACCAGCGACGGAAAATATCATATGCTTTCTTGTCAAAGTCAAGCAGACGGAGGATGTTAAAGAACTCCTCTCTAATTCTTTTCTTGATAGTACCACTGACTTTAAGATTAGATAACTCCACGTCTACGGGACTATCATCTAACTCACCAGCGATTGCTTCGTTTACTACATCGTCAATAGCGCGATCACATTCAGGATGAATTGACATTGCGCGATAACGACGAATTAAATCGTTTTCATCTTTGTATGTTCCATCAAGATCGATTGCAGTACCGAAATACCCACCACCCGAGACTGGTGTCGCTGCATCATCTGACTCTTTACGCACGAAAGAAGGACCCTTCGCAGAGTCCTTCTTAGCACGTTCAAGAGAATAACCAAAAAGTTGGGACATCTAATTATTAGAATTTTCTTCCCAACTATTTATAAGGTTTCAAATTAACTTTATTTGACCTGATTAACTGCCTGAGTTTCCAGTGTTGACATCGTTGTCATAAGTCCAGTATTGAACTTGGAATTCAACGGTGTATTCCTCTGGAGTATCTGTGGTTCCCCAGTCAAGATCGATCGCAGAAATGTTAGATGGCCAGATACCTTCGAACTTGTATGTACGAATGATCTTACCTTTTCTATCCATCTGTCTAACTTTTGCCATCGCTTGATAATCAGCGATAGTGTTAGCATTTTGGAAGTTCTGCTGTAGTGCTTGAATGTTGGTTGACCAAGATTCAAAGAACGCTCTCATCTTGAATGACTGATCGTTTAGAACAGTAACGGTCCAAGGTTCGAATGTTCTGTCGCCAGCAACCTTGAGGATTCTTCCTCTATAAGGAACTTCCACAACACCAACTGTTGATGCAGGAATGTTTGCTGCCTTCACGAGGAAGGTACCGAATGCGGATGCTTCGGAAGCGTTTAGTTGTGACTCACCAGCGGAGTTTTCAGATGCTTCTGCTGAAGAACCTGCTACTCCACCTGACTGAGGTGATACCCCATCCTGAAGGATTGGGGGTGCATAGATTTCGCATTGAAATAGATTCGGGCGGGCGAAATCTTTGACTTGATCTCGGAAGGAGAAGATCGGAGCTCTTACCGAGCTCTGCTCCACCTGTCCTGGTTGTTGTTCTGCCATTGTTTTAACTCCTAGTTAGACTCTTGAATCAGGATGTTACTTCAGCGAAACTAGAACCAGTTCTAGTTGCCGTGAAGGTTAGGGTGATGAAGTTGATAGAGCGAGTAGGTTTCACGAAGATCTCCGCGAAGAATTCTCCTCTGTCAATACTTTCAGGTGGGTTGTTGCTGCTGTCGCAAACAACTAAGAAATCGATGATGCCTCTGCGAGACTGAACCGATCTGAGGAAAGGTTCCACAATGTTCTTGAATGAAGCACGAGTAAACTCGTCATTCAATTCAAAGAGTTGTGTCTTTGCTGCTACTGAGATTGCATCTTCAAGAACCAAGAACAAGCGACGAACGTTGATTCTGTCGAATGCAGATTGGTAAGAAAGTGCAGTCTTATCTCCGAAAAGGACGATGCCTTGTCCAGGGAATGCAACCACAGGGTTTACACGTGCAGCATATAGTCTGTCCCTGTGATCCTTAAGAGGTGAGTAAGCAAGTTTAATTGCATTTCTCAATTGTCCTCTGTTGAATCCAGCAGGTGAGAACCACGCTTCTGAATTAAGAGTTGCGCTAAGTGTTAGACCTGCAAGGTCAGCGTTACAAGGAATGTAACGGTACTTATCGTTGTACTTATCGTAAATGTACTTATAGTTGTTATCGAAGACAGCGTATGATGTGCTAGAGAGTTTATTGAAATAATCAATACATCTGTTAACAATCACGTTGGTATCGCTAAGACCGATCACGTCGTTACGTGAAGGTGAAACGTATGCCAAGCAATCCTTACGGGTTGCAGCGATGTCGATGATCTTCTGTGCTTTAGCAATTGTATCGCTAGTGTCTGCCATTGAAGGACCCATCAAGATGTAATCTACATCGATGGTTTCTTTGTCAGCAACTAGATCGTATGAACCAAGGATCTCAGATCTTGAAAGTGTGTAACCGTCAGTACCACCTTGAAGTGAGTATCTGAGAGTTGAACCCTTTGCAGTACCGATGATCTCACGACCAAGGGCAGTTTCTGTAGTCTTGATTGCAGCAACTTGCTTGATCAAGTCGAAGTGTCTTGAAACACCAGATCCACCAAAGTCACCGTTAGCACCAGAGTCAATATCATAGATGCTGCCAGTCTCGTGTGATCCCCAATAAACGTAGGATGAGATGTTTTTAATAACGTCTCTGTAGAACACAGTCTCGCCCTGAACGCCTTTTGCGTCAGATGACTTAGACACGAAGAGGAACTTCTCTAGAACCGCACCAGGTGTACCAGTGAGTTTGCCATCTCCATCAAGGACAAGGATGTGCATTTGGTCTTTAGAACCACCACGATCCGCAACCCAAGGTGAAGTGCTTGGTCTAGGAGCAACGTTTGACCACTTCTGTGAACCACCGAAATATCTTTCGTCGTATTCTGATCTTACAGAAGCAACGTTCACATTAGGTGAACCTGCAACGTTGTCGTCAGATACAGTATAGTTTGCTTCGAATGCTTCGCTAGATGCATTAGTAATAGTAAGAAGTTGTCTTTCGACTGCATCTACTTTACCTTTGTCACCAGTTCTGGATCCACCAGACTCAGCACTCCAAAGAGCGATTACGTCACCAACTTCAAGAACGTCAGATGAGAGTGAGTAGTTAACATCAATCTCGACCTTTCTTGTAAGAGGATCGTAAGCAACAATTTGACCTTGAACAGGAATACTTACAGGTGAGGCAGCATCAGTTTCTGCTCTCCAGTATTGTCCGTTTTCAAAGTCGCCTGCGATGGATGCAGAATCCAATGTGACTACGACTCTGTAACCGTAAATCTTAGCACCTGCGTTAGCACCAGTGTAAGTTACGCTAGTTGTAGTTTGGAATTCCCATTCAGCAGTAGTAGGTTGTGCAAGAGAAAGGATCTGGTCAGGACCAGCGTCAGTCATTACAACTCTTACAGAGTTACCGTAAAGACCAGGGTGTCTAGCAGCGAACTTCCAGTTATTAGAAGCGCCTTCAACATTACCTTCATACTCTTCAAGATTTCTAACCAAAGGAGCAGACACACCAGTTGAGGTCTGTTCGTTGATTGTAGTCTTACCTGCTGTAACAACAAGTCTCTTAACTGTTTGTCCGTCTGTCTGTGCAGCAGCAGTTGTTTCCAACTTACCACGCTCAACAGTTAGATCGTTACCAACAATCGCTGTAACCTTGACAATCTCGTCAGAGACCAAAAGGTGATCGTTGATAGAAACAGCAAGTGATGCTGATGAAGTAATAGTCAGTGTAGTACCACCAGCAGCAAGGGTTCCACCTTGGTTCATTGTGGTGCTGTTACCCGACTCTTCGATCAAGGTGATGCTTGCGCCAGCAGCGTGTGAAGTTGCTGCAGTTGCAAGTTGACCACGCTGTACAGTAAGGTCATTACCTGAAACGTTAGTCACTCTAAGAACTTCAGCGTCGATCAACAGAAGATCGCTTGTCGCGAAGTCTGTCGCTGCTGTTACTGTAAGAGTAGTATCTGCACCAGAGAAAGTAGTGACAACAGTTTGTGCTGTGTCAATAGCGTTCTTAAGTGAAGAACTGTTCGCACGAATAACCTTAAGTGTACCACCGTACAGTAAGAATTGTGCTGCTGAATACCAGTATTCGTAGTTGTAGTCGTTAGGACGACCGAAGACTGCTAGGAGTTCCTTCTCGCTAGTTACGTCTACAATCTTATTAACGGGACCCTTTTCAAAGGAACCGACTATCACTGCCACATTATCTAGAGTTGCGTTAGCAACCGTAGTCAGATCCTTTTCAAGTACCACGACCCCTGGCGAAAGTTGGGTAGATGCCATTGGTTAGCTCCTGAAAAAATCTCAATCTATGCTGATATTATTTAGTAAAAGGTACTGTTCAAGCGGGGAAACGGAACGTGAACATTACCAGTCGGGATACTCAAACTCCTTACGCTGCTTTGGTTTTGAATTTCTAGTCTTACTTATTCTTTTCTTTGTACAGTATTTGCATTCATACGAATATGCAGAGGGGTTTTGTCCTCTGTCTTTTCTAGTCTTATAAAAATTATCAGTGAGCGAGAGAGTTCTCAGGCATTTTCTACATTGCCTATCAACAAAGAGGAACTGCTCTAGACCCAGTTCGTCTTCTATACTCACTGTTCCTCACTCTTCCTTGCTGCGTAACCTAGTACGAATCCAAAAGAAAACAACACTAAGGTTATTAGTGCTGTTGCTAGGTTAAGTAAAATGCCTTCCGTACTCATTTGTAATCCCACATATAGGAGCGATCGCCATATTCATCGGTATGCCAGACTTGTCCTTCGGGGTCTACGAATGATTCGTTAGTGAGACCATCATCCATAAATCCAAAGGGTGCCATATCCGCTTCAATTGCTTCGCGTTGTTCTTGATACATTCTAGCACGAATGTCGTTATCGTGGAGTTCTTTAAAATAATCCTGTACTGCCAACCAAGAGAACATCACAAGACACATAGCAAGGTCATCGTTGCAACCTTCTTCTGCTGCCCACGACTGCCCTTTTTGAATGAAGGTAGTTAGTTCAGAGATAATATCATAATCACATAGAACTAACTTATCATCTTCTAGCAACTGCTTCAGGTTAGAACAACCAATCTTTTTAACAGAGGTTGACATCTTGACACCCAGTTGTACCTTACCACCAGAGAATCCTTGACCGACAACTTGTCCTGCTCTACCACGCATTGCTGCCATTAGTAGATTGTCATACTCAAGATCATACTGTATAATATCTGCAACCTGACCACCAATGTCATTTATTTCTACAAGAATGTAAGCGTGGTTATATGCTCTTGCAACCTGACAAATAATATCAGGGAATAACATAGGTTTAACTTCATTATTTCTATACTTAGCAACTAACTTATATGGAACGGTAGTTGTATCGAACAGTGTGAATGCACTGTAGTCTCCATCAATACCTCTTGCTACGTCCACTGTCATCGTATAATTATGTTCCGCTTCTGGTTTACTGAATACATCAAGACCATTTTGTTTTTCTATTGGTTCGTCATATGTCATCACTCTCAACTTACTGGGAGAGATCAGAGTATCTACAGATCCAAGGAACTCACATTCAAACTCAACACGGAACTGTTGTTCACTTGTGTTACGGATTGTTTGTGCTTTCCAATCAGCATCTCTTCCTGGTACCTGAGACCAGTGAACTTCTGTAGGGATATATTCATTAGTACCACGCTCTGCATCGTGCCAGAGTTTGTAGTACATATTCATCCCGTGAGGGGTAGAGATGATAATAACCTTAGTGGATTTACCAGAAGAAATAGTAGGATAGACAGAACTAAAAAACTGATCTGCAATGTTATTCGGAACGAACGCGAATTCGTCCAGAAATATGACGTTAAAAGACATACCCCTGACGGCACTAGCGCTAGTAGATGCAGCAAGGAGTTTACTTCCGTTCTCCAATTCCACTGACCCTTTGTTCCAACCAATAATACCTTGCTGCATCCATTTAGGAAGATTCTCATAACTGAGTTGTAAACGTCCAAGCATTTCTCGTGCAGTTGCTGCTTTGTTTGCGAGGATTGCGACATTGACGTTATCGTTAAAGATTACATACCATAATAGATATGCGGTAACAACCGTTGACTTACCACTTTGTCTTGGTAACTTAGCAATATTAAATCTATTCTCGTGGAATCTATCTACCATCTCCTCTTGGAAATCGTACAGATTAAATGGGATGACACCCTCATCCAGCGACACAATTTTAATGTATGTCTTAATAAAGTAAATAGGATCACCCGCACATTTAATAAACTCCTTCACCTGTTTGGGTGTGAAGTTAGTATGTACGTTTGCCTTCTTTAAATTGGGGTTGCCTAGATATGCATCAAGACCCATCTTCTTCCTTCTCTTTCAAACTATCTATACGCTTCTTCAGTTCTTGATACCCGTCGTACTCTTCCTCAGAAACCTCGATCTCTCTAAACCTTACAGACATTAGTTCTTCACCTGGTTGGGGTGCTTCAGGATGCTTTGGTGTGGGAGGTTTACTCATCTCTATATTAATAGATTGAATATTACTCCACATCATTGCAAACGCAGCACCACCAATAGCGACTAAACATCCAAGATAAAGAAATGCTTCAAAGTTGTTCATTTAGTTTTCGATATACTTTTCTAGTACCTCTAGTTGATCGTGATAATGTGAGATTTGATCTAGTTCACTTTCAATCGCTGCCATAATATCTGGATGCTCTCCGATACCAACAGGATTGGTAAGATAAACTTCGACGTTCATCTTATGCTTTTCAATGTTCCCTAGGGCGTGCAGTTTAACTGCTTCAATTAGTTTCTGTTTCATTAGATTATTCAGTAAGTGTGCCTCGTGCTCTACGAAGTTGTCTTAATTCTTCAAAGTCTTTTTGTTTTGTGCCGCCATCATATGGCCAAGCATAACCCTCACCAATCATTTCTTCGTTGATTGACACTGACTCGTCCCCAATATATAACCATCCAAGAAGACGCCCATACTTACCGACACCACCAACAAGTTCAGTCCTAATAAACAACTGATCATCACCAGCAATGGTTGATTCAAGTTTACCTTTGAGCCAATTTGTTGCATCGATACCAAGTGCTTTCTCTTCTAGATTACGGGTTCTTTTCTCAGGAGTATCGACTCCTGCAATTCTTACCCGTTCTTTTTTATATAGTTCGAAACCAAGATCGATTGTTACGTCAATAGTGTCCCCGTCAAGGACTCTGTTGATCTCCGTCACTCGGAAGTTGTAACAACTCTTCCTGCTCGGGGGCACCATTTCTGCCATCGTTCATCTCCTTGAATGATCCTTTCAATATGTAGTAGATATACCAACTTACTATTATGAGAAGGATTGCAACCATCCAGATAACACCCCATACGGGGTCACCGTAATTTTCGTGAGTCCTAAGAACTAGTTCCATCTAACCCATTATGTTTACATCTATTCCTAAGAATGGTGCGATCTTTCCAATGACTCTCAGAAAACCATCGACAAACGCACCAAGGAATGCGAATCCAAGCAACATACTAATAAGTGAAGCATTACGATTATGCCTACGAATCTTATCTTCAATCATTTCATCCACTTCATCACGTGTTG